GGGTGACCACTGGGCAAAGACTTGTGCCATTGCACAAGATGTGACGCCATGCATCCTGGCCCAGTAATATGTATCGAGTGTGTCAAATCTTGCCAAAGCAAAGCACGAATGTCATCATCGAGTGCACTCCAATTGGGAGAGCGTGCATACCACCGCTGTATAACGCTCAATATGGCATCATGAACCCAAGGCTGTTCGCTGGCATCAAAGCGCGAGAAATCACCATCAAACACCTTACCTCCCTTTGAGAGCAATTTATCAGCCAAAACACCCCACTGGGTATAATGATTTATACCGGGTGCCATACCACATAAAACGGGATTGGCTAACATAGCGGCACAGAATGATCCAAAATACATCCTGACCGCCACGGTGTAATCCAACTCTGTGCCCGATATCATCCGAGTCTTGACACCCTCAACTTTCTCCAAGGGCCTTAGTTCATCCTTAAGGAAGTCCAAACACACATGCACCTCTCGTCTACCTTCTGCTGCACTATCGATTATTCGCATAACATCGGCGCGCAACTCGGCAATCTCAGGTGAATCCATATTGGTGACACCATCCTTGCCAAGCCATCTGGTTTTACCTGGCCATTGTGGTGTCACGTACTTCTTGTACTTGTATCCCGGACTCGTCTTGGCATTAATGCGTTTAAGCTTCATACCCTCGGGTACCTTGTCCACTGCCTCTTCAAAGGTAAGCACGTCCGCGCACATTCCTTTGGTAACATCAAATAAGGGCTCAAACGCCATCCCAGCAGCTATCTCGAGGGAAATGGGATCCTTGACAAGCAACTCACTCTTGTATGCTTCAACTGCCTTCGCCATAGGATAAACCATCTCGTCCCCCTTGATCACTGGGTGCAAGACTGCCGGAGCTACAGGACACGGGCCAAAAGGAGCATCACCATGCATTATGGACCTCTTAATTGCGGTCTTCGTTGCAATGGGCACGGGTTCCTTCGCTGGTCCTATGTAAGAAATCGAACCACCGATTAACCCTTGCTCTGCAAGTTTAGACTCCAATTGAACAAAGTCTTCTCCGTATACTTCATCCACCATATCAAACACCTCCTTCTTTGGTGCATCCTCACCCCACAATGAGAGCCATACATCTCGTACAGACTCATATGTGAGGATAGTTGCATATCCACTTCGTGTAAAAATGTCCGACTTCCCAGCGACATGAAGGCCAAGTATACACTTACCACCATAATATCGGTTTTCAGAAAGCATGAGCACACCACCACAATCTCCACTCTTGGTCTGCATCTCGTATCGCAAAAGCCCGGTCAAAGAGCTCCCATCATTTGCAGTAACCTTGCCGGTATACTCCAACACATTAGAACTCAGTGTGGTCTGAGCCACAACATTGCCATTCTCCCTCTCACGGCCTATGTCCAATCTAGTTGCTGACTTAGTACCTCGCAACAGGTTGGACACATCCTCGTCCTTAAGGAAGTGTT